TGATAGCCAAGTCCATCGCAATCTTTGCTGATTCTTTATTTTTTGCTTTGTCTTTTTCTTTTTGCTCTGCATTTATTCTTGTTTTTTCATCCGCTTCAAATTGTGCTATCTGAATTGCTGTGAACGCATCATCAGATTTCATCATCTTGAATTCTTCCGATGCTGCTACATCAATAGATTTTACCTCACCATATAACTCCCTTCTTTTATCAATTATCTTTTGATTATATTCATCCTCTGTTATATTACCATTATCAAGATACGTTTTTTGTAATGCAGCAAAATCTTCAAGTTGTTTTTGTTCATCTGAAAGTTGTGACCTTCTATAATCTTCATCAACTTTTTTATTATTTTCAATTTCTAATTCTCTTTGTGTTGGGTGTGTTATTTCTGCTTTCTTTGGTTTCTCTGCAACAACTTTCGATGCTACACCCTCTGCCTTTATTAATTCAGCATCTTTTTCAAACTTTGCCAAGTCACCTAAAATTCCAGCATTATTTTTTTGAAACTCGGCTCTTATAGTTGTTAAATGGTCTTTATTTCTTTTTACTCGAAAGTCTTTAAATCCATCATCATCTAATGCTTCTTCTTCTTTTAGTGCTTTTATCGCATCTTGCTCCTCCTCTGCAAACTCCATTGCCGCCTTGTCAAGCAATGCTTGTTTGGCTTTAATCATTGATGCTGCAAGAATGCTTTTGCTCAATTCTTTATACTTCTCATTTGCCTTTCCCAATGCAAAATCTTCATCAGTAAAGTTCTTGAATGTTAATGGATAGGTCTTTTGTAATTCTATCTGTGCCTCTTTTCTTTCTTGCAAAGATTTTGTTTGATCTGTTGATGCTTTGTAAAGATTAGCAAGATTATTTCTTTCAACTGCTGCATTCTTTGCTCCCTCAACACTTGCTGCATTCAACTCTTTTGTCAACTTTATTTGTCGCTCTTGTTCTACATTGGAACTGCCGAATGCCTTTACCAACAAATATATACCTGCTGTCAAAGCTGCTACTGCAACAACTATTGCTCCAATAGGATTCGCCATTATCGCAGTATTCCACAAATATTGTCCTGCTGTAACTATCTTTTGTACCAAAGCACTTTCTGCCATTGCAGCTTTCAAGTTGTTCCATGCTTTCGGCAATTCACTCAATGCAGCAAGTCCCTGACTTAATGCCATCGCACTCTGCACCTTTGCAAGTGTCTTTGTAACTTCTTCCGACTGTTCACCGAACAAACCCATCGCACCAGTCACGGCACTAATGCCACCTGCTGCTGCACTTGCGAATGTTGCCACCGCCTGAAACTTGTTTGGATTCATTGCATTGATGGCTTCGTTTGAATCATCAACCTTGTCCTTCAACTGACCTGCTGCTGCTGCTAATTTATTAAATTCAGCTGTTCCTTCCCCTGCACCTATCATTGCATCCTTGATGTCCTTCAAAGATTGCTTCACCTCTTTAAGTGAAGATGCTGCCTCTGAACTCTTGATAATTAAATCTATCGATACTGACTTGTCTGCCATTTTCTTATCTTATAAAATAAACTGTTCCGTTGTAATATATTTCTAATGTGTCGTAAGCAATCGCCATCACTTGTGTAGCACTTCCATCTATCAAGATGCCATTGCCATCAACGATAACTGTTGCACCGCCACCTACATTTTTTATTCTTACCGAATCTCCTGTATTAAACAATGTCACATCTAATGTCAATGTCATTGGTGATGTACACTCCCATGTTCCAAGTGCTGAAATCGTTTGACTTGCACTGGCTGTGTATATGTTGTCGCTTCCACTCATTCGCACACCATTAATGTATGTCACATTTGATTCACGAATAACAATGTCGTTTGTATTGATGACAGTAACATTTGTCAAGCCACCTAACACACTTACACCACTACTTGATGTGATGCTGATACTCGCAGCATCATTGCCTACAAAATTGTTGCTACCATTCACCAGAGAATAACGTGCCGATGGACTGATGTAATTGTCCCTACCTGCTGTCACATTGTTTGTCGATGCTGCTATGTCACCCCTACCCACATTGACTGGTGCAGATGGAGCTTTGTCGATGCCTAACTTCTCACCACTTGTGAATGTAAGTTCTCCTGTTGTCTGTACAAATGGCACTCCATTCTTTATCTTCAACAACTCGCACTTGGTCACTCCCTCAACTAATGGATTGTAGTCGATGACTTTATTCAATCGATAGTATTGTCCATCAATGTAAATCTTATTTCTGAATGACAACACAAGGATGTCTAATGGTTGTAATCGAAAGAATGCAGTCACTATCTTTGAATTGACATCTGTGATTTCATCAATGAATAGTTTGTGATATTGGTTGAATATATTGTTATTCGTGTATGAAGTCAGTCCGTATGGATTCACATAGTAGATTTCATTTGGCACTCCGAATGATAAGTCTGTTGTCGGTGTGATGGGATCGTCAATGTGTCCTGCATAGGGATAGTAAACTTCGGAAGATGTACCTGCCACATAACTTGTGTAATTCCACGCATTGACAGTTGCCTTTGCACCATTCCAATATAGCACCCTCAACTTACTCCGCAACCTTGTTTGTAGTCCTGTGGAATCCAATGTGTATATCTCTGGAATAATTCTATCGACAGCAGTTGTGCCTATTGATGGTGTTGGTGCAAATAGCACCTCATTCTTATTCTCGTTCTTTAAAAAGTCATTTGTGATGTCAAGATTATACTCTCCATAAGTTTTGCCATACGCATCAAAATATCTTTTGTTCCAATAGTCAGAATCTTGTGTGTACTTTACTGTGTACCTTCTCGCATCCAATGCACCCATTGGTGTGATGGTTACTGGCTTTGACACATCAAGTAATTTGCTCCAATCTTGTGTTGTCCCTGCACCATAGAATGTGTCATAAGTGTCAATGATAAGATTGTTGGAATCGTTCTTATCAGTTTCAACAAACAGATTAAACATTCTAATGATTGACATTAAAAAGTCTGATTGCTTTATGTCGATTGGTAGCGTGTCGTTGATTGTCAATGTCGCACCATCAACTATTGCTGTGTTTGATATTTGATTTAAAAAAACTGAATTTGCTGAAATGGTTTGACCAACTGTTCCGTAAGCATAAGAAGAAGAAAAAGGTGAACGCACTTCCACCTGCACCACATCACCCACATCACAAACAAATGTAGGTGTCCATCCTTGATAAGTAAATGTTTTAAGAACTGTGCCTGATGACATTGGTGCAAATGAATTTAATGCACCAGTTGAATAGCCAATATTATATGTGTTAATCAATACAGATGCACGATATACATTTACATTTGCGTAAAAATAGAACACATAAGCAGCATAAGGATTTTGTGTTACTGTTGTGATAGCATCGAACGTAGAAACACCACTTGCATAAAATGAGTAGTAACCACGCTGTGCTGTTGTGAATTTTCCTGTGACGATGCTGAACTGGTTTAATGGATCAAGTGTTTCTGCATTGTAAACAATAGGATTGTAACTGATAACAGAAACACCGCTTGTCAATGCACTTGTGTTTGCTCTGAATGTTCTTTGGTAAGCTGTCAACGCACTTATCGTCAACTTATCACCTGCGAATGGAACAATCAAATGTTTAAAGAATGATGATGTTAAAAAAGTTGATGTGTACGAATATCCTGCTGCATCGAATATTTCATCGATGTATGTCTTCAAATATATTGCAGGAAAGAAATCATTCACATCCCAATTTAACACACCCACACCCCCATAATTTATCATCGGATATACATACCCTGCACCACCAATGGCTGCTGTCCATGTTGCCTTCTGATTTGCCTTGTTGTATGTGTGGTCATACGCACTCAAATCTAATGCTGATAACTTCGCATCGCCAATCACTCCGAAGATACTCGCCACATCACCAAACAGATTCACTTCATACATCACCTGCTGTAACTGGTCTTGTGTGCGTGTGATGTTCTGCAACTTCATATACCCCCTGAACTGCTCAATGCCTTCTACCAACAGCACGAATGATGCTTTAAGATTTGGATTGAAGTCAGGAGCAAAGTTGATCACACCACTTGTCTGCACCGATGTGTTCAGGTCAAAGATGGATGTGAATAGGTTGTTGATAGTAGGACTTCCCGGTAAGGTCACTGTCTTTGAGAAACTGCCTTGCCTCTTGTCAGGCATACGGATGTCGGCAATCTGATAGGTGATAGATGCCTGTACCTCTGCATTCAGCTCAACACGAATGTTGTTAATATAAAGTTCTGACCTTATCATTATTGTTGTTGTCTATATGACTGCTGTGATGCTTCAAGTTCAATGGTTAAGTTGAACATCTTTTCGTTATCTACCTTCTTTGATTCGTATGCTGTTGCTTTCACATTCACTCGCACATGGATAGCCAACATTGGATCGTACAGATACACCTCTGGTGATGTGAATAATTGTTTGAGCCACTTGGCTGTATTGTCAGTTATCCAATCTGAATTTAACAAATACTTGTCGCTTATCTGTGTGTCCATCGTCACCTCTCCTGCATCTGTTGTCAAGTAGTTCCACTTGCTAGCGATAAGACTTCCCACATTCTTTTGGTATGTCTTGCGTGAAATCTCTGCAATGCGTTTTGACTTCTTGTAAAAAGAATAGGTATCGAATCCACCGTAATTGTTTTTGAAGTACACAGGGAACTCCTCTGAATTGGTGCATGTCTTGTCGATGTAATATGTCATCATCTCACTTGACTGCGTTCCTGTGCTATTTGTCAAGTTAATGGTGTAATATGCAACAGACGAAGTGATGAATGGCTGTGTGCCTGTGACTATCAATGTAGCATCGACAAGGTTAAGGTCAACAGGACCAACTGATGCACGTTGGAATAGTTTATATGTTGTCTTGTTGGTATATTGATTTGTCAAGGTTATTGTTTGAATCAATGTGTTTGAAACATCATAAGTCACTACTTTTAACAACGCATCTTTATTTGTCGTGTCGCAGAAGTAGTACAGCCACGCTTGATCTGTAATGCGAATAGGGAAGTTAGCAAATGACTTGTCCTTCTGAAAGAACTTGCGTGTGCTTAATAAGATGTTGTAAGTTGATCCAATGTAGTTCAACCAATCTTGTGAATCAAGTGAGCCATTGAATCCATACAATGTGCCTGTCACAAGTATGTTTGTATAGGTGACAATGCTTCCAGATGCACCGTACTGCTGTCCAAACTTTAACTCATAGATGACATGACCATTGCTACATTGTTTGAATGGATTCGTCACCGTTGTTGTGGTAACATCGAAGTCAGATGTAACTCTGCTTCTTAAAATCTGATTGACAAGGAATGCTGCTGCTCCTGTGGTTGGATCGGAATTAAGCAAAAGTCTTGTGTACCCTGTCACCCCACTCACATACACATCGCACACATATTTAAAGTTTGGTTGTCCGTTGTCTGTTGATGTCACTACAAATGGCATCGGATTGAATACTGGTGCAGGACTTTGATAAGCTGCTACGAATGAATAAGCCATTATTTTATTTCTATTTTATTTATATCAATTAACACATCCTTCTTGAATGAATCACTTAAATCTATTTGCAGGTCATCAAACAATGAATCATTGACAACAGCACTATAAAAGTTGTTGCCCTTTGTTCCGAATCTGTTTATCTTTCTTGCAATGAAGTATGCCATTGTCCTTCTGTTCGTTTCAATCATGGAACGCAGCTTTGGTTGCCCTACTCCTAACTTCTTCCCTGCACCCTTTGCTGTTAGACTTTCTTTTTTTGAATTAGTTACTGCTAATCCCTTCTGAATTATCCATTGATAAATTGCTTCACGCAATGGTATCACACTACTTTTCTTTGCCTTGCCTCTGCCCTTGTCAACCGCCTCGTAGTATCTGTCAAGTTCTAATTTGAACTGTATCTCGGTGTCACTCTTAAACTTCACATTGAATGCAATGGACTGCGATAAGTTCTTGGATGCGTTTGCTTTTTTGCTTACCAAACTTTTACGCAAATCACTCTGCACCTTGTTACCAAAGTCTTCAAGTGTTTGATATATTGACCTTTCTTCCATCTTACTTTTGCATCATGCGTTGTAACTCTCTTTCCTTTTCGATGTCTTGCTCCAAACTCATGTAGTTAAAGAAATCGATAATGTTCATTTCCATAAAATAGTCCCACTTTGTTCTATCATACTTACACAGAATGTGGACTGTGTACATATATCCCCATTGTTCAAACAAGGTCATCCCTCCTCCACCTGTCGTATCATCTCTTTCGCTTCGTTCAGCAGGTTGTCCACTTTCAGTAGTTCTGCTTCCAAATAGCTCTGCATAAGATTGGGTAATTCTTCCGATACCTTGCAAAAAAAAACAGCCACACCGAATCCTATCTCTAAATTTAGTTGCTCCTTAAACAACTTCATGCGTTGTTGGAATTCCAATGGCTTTCTGAATGGCATGTACCACACACGCACCTCTTTGCAGAAGATACTCACGATTGTTGGCAACTGCTCTGCCAGATTCTCGCCTGTAATCTTTAACAGCGAAAGGTCAGTAAGGTTGCTCACCTTGATGTTGTTGTTGGATGGATCAAAGACAAACTTGCGATGTGCCAATTTAAACTTCGCCATGAATCTACCTTTTAACTCAACCGCCACAAATTCATACATTGCCTTCCGATACTCGTTGAACTCTGCCATTGGCATTGATTCAAGTTCTGCCAAAGGAATCTTTGTAAGTAGTGAAATCAGTTTACAATCCTTTTCTAAAAGGTCAACTGGTAAGATGCACTCTTGCTTCCTTGCTGTTTCAAAATCAGCATATTGACCTAATGTAAGGTTGCTCCATGAGAATTTCTTCATAATAATATAAGTTAGATTAATTGATTTGTACAACCCCCTCTATCACCTAACATTGTAGATGCCTGAATTTTTATTTGACTTCAATGAGTAGTATGCGATGCAAGTAGCCATAACACCATCATCGTGGAATCCTGATGGTGCAGAATACTTGACTGACTTGGAAGATGGATTGTATTCGTAGGTGAACACCTCAAACTCTTTGCGTAGCCAATCTATTGGTAAAAACTGCACCTCTTTGTTGTTATTGGCTACTATGAGAGCTTCAATGATGTCTTGCTTTGACTTTGATGTGGTGACAAATGGGTAGATTCTATCCCTGTGCATCACACCCTTCTGCACCTGCTCAAAGATAGCATCACCAATACTATTGACCTCAACAAACGTGAATGCTTGGTATGTGTTGATGTGTTTACACACCTCCGATACAATGTTGCTCCATGTCGTTTGCCTCCATCTGTCTGCAAATACCATTTGCCCTTGTTGGTTGAAGATAGTCAGGACAGTATAGTCATCTGCCCTTCCCAAATCAAGACCTGCATAATACTTTGGTGATGTGTCAACCTGTGTTGAATAGTTGATGTGCAGGAACAGACCACTACCCCCATCAAGGAATTCAGCCATGTACTCCTGCTTGAAGATATGTTCCGGTAGTGTGAGCTTCGCATCGTCAATCTCTGATCTCTGAATCATTGGATTGTCGTATGATGACATGCTGAATGACTTGTATTGTGGATTGACTGAATCAAGTTGATGCAAGTGATAGAAATGATTCTTACCTCTCGGTGTGGAAATCAATATCACCTTCTTGCCTTTCACAAGCACAGTTGCCCTCAATACCTCTGTCCATGCCTCTGCATCCATGAACGCAAACTCATCGCATATCAGATAGTCAAAGGTGTAACCACGAATGTTGTCGTAGCGTTCTGATGAAAAGAATTGAATGGTTGAGCCATTGCGATACTCGACAATCAGATCACCCTTGTTGATGTTCTTATAAATCTCTGGTCTTTTGATGAATGCTTTGTATGTGTCGGCAAATACTTTCTTTGCCTGTTTATAGACAGGACTTACCCATGCTATCTTACTGCGTGGATTGTTCAATGCCCAATACATCATCTGGTTGGTAGCCATCATTGTCTTGCCAAACTGCCTACCGATACAAATCACATAGTATTTGTATTCCTCGTCATTGATGCTATTGTGTATCTTCTGTTGATTCTGATGGGGATTGTATAAGATTGCTTGTGCCAAAGTCTGCTCTAAATTTCATGTTACCTTTTATCTCGATTGTGCTTTGCTCAATGTACCCTCGCTTCTTTGCTTTACATTTTAGATAGAATATAGTTGAC